ATCCAGCCGGAGAGGTAGAGTTCCTGGCCGTCCGGGACAGGGTCGATGTCCGAGAGAATGTCCGACAGCTGCACCTGGGTTCCGAACCCTGTCCCCGCCCACGTCGCGACGCCTACGTCCGCGTCGCTGACCAAGGAGGGGTCCTCGAATGCGTCCGTTCCCGCTGCGGCGACCACGGCCTTGAAGCGGTAGGAGAGGGAGTCCGTGTCGATACTGCGCGGCGTGGCCCGGACTTCGCCGTCTTTGCCGATGGTAAGGTCAACGTCCCCGCTCGGGAACACGTCCGAGTCGGATTCCTTGGTGAGCAATTTGGATGTGAGCGGCGGGTCCGAGTCGTCAACCGCGTAGGCCTCGATGACGACATTTGGGTCACCGTCAGCCGGGTGCGCGAAGCTGAAGAAGTACTGGACGGGGTCCGCGCTTGGCCCGACCTGCGTATAGGCCGGCGGGCCGCTGCCCTTGGCATACCAGCGAATATAGAGCGTCGCATTCGTACCCGGCCCGGTTGCCGTGGCGAGCCACTTCTCCATGCCGTCCGTCGTGCGGCCCAGGTATGTCAGCTGCACCGTGGGGAAGTTCTCTCCGCCCCCCGTGTACGTATAGGGAAGTGTGTTGAGCCCACCGACCTCGACGTCAGCCAGTGTCTCGCCGAGGAAGCCGACCCAAACTTGCTGTACGGGGTCACCATCGGGGTCGAACGTATGGACCAGCACTGCGCCGGTTACGTCCACATCGGTTGAGGCGCGGACCTCGGTGATGTTCGGAGCCACATCGGGCTTCACAAGCCAGCGAACCCGCTCGATCGTGTTGGTGGCGACCCAGTGCAGATAAAGGTCGTCGCCGTCGAGATCGAGCGTCCCGAATACCACAGGATCGGCCGATGGGTCTAGGCGCCGCCGGCCCCTGCGCCGCCAGCTCGTGGGCGAGCCCGCGGGCTTGCCCCGCGTGAGGAGGCGCGTGACGGCCTTGCCGCCCTCGAAGACGTGGGAGAGCCCCGAGACCGCGTAGTCCTGGTTCGCGTCGTAGTGCACCGCGTTGGCCGAGTGGCGGTAGTAGTCCCCGAGCTGGACCCGCCAAAACAGATCAGTCTCGATCTCGTGGTCCGCGTCCGGCCAGGCGCAGTCGGCCAGCGCCGCATCAAGCATGGCCGTCATCTCGGCGGCGGTGTCGATAGGACTGTCGTCCGCCTCTTCGATCTCGGCCCACAGCCGGATCCCGAAGCGGTCGATGCTGTCCTGCTCCACCACCGTGACCTGCGTGCGCGTCTCGGTCACGGCGTCGCGGTACCAGCCCGACCAAGCGTTGCGCACGGTATCCAGGCTGGAGTCCAGCTTCGTGACGTCGTAGTAGTCGTCGGGTCCGAACGTCCACTGGACCGTCGTGGTGTCGCGGTCGGGCTCGAGGAGCGTGAGCTGGAACGCCGCGGCGCTGTCGTTCCAGCGGTACTCGATCACGTAGCCGATCAGCTCGGCCAGCGCCTGGAGCGCGTCCCACACGTTCATCCGCTCCTGCACGTAGGCGGGCGAGATGAGGAACGGGGTGGTGAGGATCGAGGACCCTGCCTGGACCACCAGCGTGAACGCACCGCTCGCGTGGTCGGTGATGATGGACTGCATCACCGTCTCGATCTCCACGCCCTCCTCGGACCCGTACTCCGTCTCCGTCTCGACCCAGCGGTCCACCAGGATGCCGGAGCGGTCCCGGCCGGCGAGCGTCATGGGGTCCTGCGCGCAGTCCCATCGGTCGATCCGACCGTCGAGCAGGAGCTTGTAGTCCCCGGCCACGGGCGTGGTGTTCTGGGCGATGCGCGCGCCGTAGATCCTGATACCGCGACCCAGGTCGATGTCGGAATTGATGAGCGGCGACAGGCTCCCGTCCGCGGCGTCGCGGGCGAGCTGGACCGTGAAGCCGGCGATCCGCTCGTCGTTGGTTTGCGTGATCTCGGCCCGGTCCTGGCGGTCCAGGTTGACGTAGTCCGAGTAGTCCACCCACGCGCCGAGCGAGTCCTGGATCTCCACCCGCAGGTATTGGCTGGAGTAGCGGCCCTGCAGGACCGTGATCTCGCCGGCGGTGGCGCTCCTCACGCGGGGATCTCCCACAGGTCGAACGAGATCCGCACCACGTCCGTGGCCGTCCCGTCCACGATCAGCATGTTCTCTTCGACGCGCTTGATGTTGGCGGGGACGACGTTGACCGAGCCCGCCATCCTTCCGGTGATGGCGATGGGCGGCGTGGCCTCAAGCGCGGTGACGATCTCCGTCTCCTGGGCGGTCGTGATCCACTGCGTCTCGACCCCCTCCCACACCCGCACCCGCGTGCGGAGCGAGGAGCGGGGCACCCCGGAGAACGCGAGCCGCACCGACTCCGACGGAACCTCGGCGAGCCGGTACTTCGCCGTGCCCAGGGCGACCGGGATCGTCACGTCCTCGTAGGCGTCGATGGTGAGGAAGGCGGTCATGGCGTCACTCCTGGAGGAAGTCCCGGGCTACGGCGTCGCCACGGGCCAGCGCGGCCCGGGCACCCTGCACCACCCTCCCCCACGCCCTCTCCGGGCTGTCCGAAGGATCCACACGGACGGTCACGTTGGAGATGTTCACCACGCCTCCGCCCGTGTTGGTCGCCGTCGTGCTCAGTCCCGTCTGCGTGAAGCGGAACCGCGCGGCGTTGACCTTGAAGCCGGCGGGCACGTTGCGGAGCGCTGCGGCGGTCTCGTTCGCAGCCTCGCCGAGCTTGTTCACGCCGTCGGTCGCTTCCTGCCACTCCATGTCCTTGATCTCGTCACGCGCCTTGCCCAGCTCGCCCACGCTCTCGAAGAACCCGGAGCCCAGGTCGAGCATGGCCTCGCCGGCCTTGATGATGCTCTTGCCAGAGACGAACGGGAGCGCGTCGATGGCCTTGCCGATGGCCTTGATGAGCCAGCCGATGGCCTTGGCCACCCCGCCGGCGATGCTGAAGAACACCTGCCCGACGTAGGTCGCGGCGATCACCACGAGCTTCAGGATCGGGAAGAGCGCCTTCAGGATCGGCATGAGCGCGGACGCGAGGACTTCGATGATCGGCGTCATGGACACCAGGAAATCCCCGAACGCGCGCTGCACCGACTCCATGATGAAGGCGAACGGGTTGAGCGCGGACAGCACGCCCCCGACCGCACCCGCCATGCCCTTCATCTTCGNGCCCACGTCGGACAGCACCTGCGAGAGCTTTGACGGTTCAGCGGCCTGGCCACCGAAGAATCCAGAGCCCCGGCCCGCCCCCGTCTGCCAGGGCCCGAGCTGCGGCGTGGGCCAGGACACGCGCGTGCGGCCCTCGATGGTGGAAGCGACCGTAGCACGCTCCACCGTCGCGCCGGGGGGCAACGGATACTTGATCCTCTCGGGCAGCTTGCCCGGCCCGCCGACATGCGTCGCTGTCGGGGCCTGGCCTTCGGGAAGCATGCCCTTCAGGCGAGCACGGAAGGCCGCGTCTTCTTCCTCTCCGCCACCACCGCCGCCGCCCACGCCTCGCATCGCCGCTGGCAGCTTCGCGTACAGGTCGGGACGCAGCGAGCGGAGCAGGTTGATGTTCGTGTCGGTGGTGTCCGACGCCTGGGCCCCGAACTGCTTCAACTCGCGCCGGGCCGCTGCGATGTTGCCGGCCAGCACACTGAACCCGAGCGCCAGTCCGCCGGCCGCGATGATACCAAGGGGGCCCGTCATCCACGCGACGTGGAGCGCACCCGTGGCCACCGAGAGCGCGGTGACGGCACCCGACAGCGTGACGATGATCTTGCCGAACATCACTGCCGTAGCCGCGATGGCCACCAGCCGCAAGTCGGCAAGGCTGATCGAATCCGCGAACGCCCGGAGCGCGGGCAGGCGGTCCGCGATCTGGTTGATCGCGTTGATGATGCCGCTCGACCCATTCTTCGACACCTCGAACAGGTCGCCCCACTGGTTCTTTAGGTATTGCAGCGCGCCGCCAAGCTCGGTCCGGGCCGCCTCGGCGGATCCACCGAACTGCGTCTCAAGCTCCCCCAGGATGACTCTTTGGGCCCCGGCGACGTCGCCCACCTTCATCATGTCGGCAACCATGCGGCGCTGCGCGTTCGTGAACTGCACCCCCGCCTTCATCAGCGCCGAGATGCCCCTGATGGGGTCATTGAGCGCCTTGCCCACCTGGATGCTGGCGCTCTTCAGGTCGGGCTCACCCCCGCTGGATGCGGCCATGGCCGTGGCCATGTCGAGCACGGCCTCCGTCGCCGCGTCGAACATCTCACCCTTGATCTTGGTGAACGTCAGGAGCAGCCCCTGGACGCCCTTCGTCGCCTCGTCTCCGAACGTCGTGGTCTTCTGGAGCGCCGTGGCCATGCCTTCGAGCTGGCCAATGCTCCGGCCCGCCGCGCCGCCCGTGGACCGGATGACCGCGCCGAGCTGGCCGGTGGCACGCTGCGACGCGATGCTCTCCGTGACAATGCTCCGTCCGATAGCGCCGAGCCCGATGATGGGGGCGAGCTTCGCCACCAGGCCGCCGAGCCCCTTGAGTCCGCCACTGACGCCCTTCAGGGCAGCATCTACGCCCTTGGTGTCGCCGGTGAACGCGACGGACGCCTTGCCGAGCTGGGTCATGTGCCGACCGCCCTTGCCGTCTTAATGGCGTTGGTGAGGGCCTTGGTGAACTCACCCCGCCAGTTGGCGCGGAAGGACGCCCACACGTTGGTGTAGAACTTCAGGCGCGGCTTGATGGTGACCTTGGGCACGAGCGCGTAGAGCACCTTCAGGTCGGCGCGCTTCCCCGTGCCCCCGCGGCGCTGGACGATGACGCCCTTGCCGCCCTTCGAGCGGATGAGCAGCGTGCCGACTTCACCCACCGCGACCGATGTTCCCTTGACGGTCTTCTGGAACCCGAGCCGCCGGGGGCGCAGGTTGTACGGCACGCCCCGGGCACCCCGGCGGATGTTCACCGGCACGGCGATGTGGGGGCCGTCGATGGGCTTCTTGGTGCCCCCCCTCTCGTGCTGCATCACGACGTCCGCGCGCGAAGCTCCGCCGGGCGGGTCGGTCCAGATGACACCCTCCGGCTTCGTCTTCTTGGCGAACGGCTTGATCTTCACGGACAGGTCCATGAAGCGGGTGTTGCGCACATCAAACGCACTCCGCTGGTGGGCGCGCTGGGCGACCTGCGCCTTCTTCAGGCACTCGTTGATGGCGACGGACGTGGCGTAGGGCATCTGGCGGCGCATCGTGTCGAGCGCGCCTTCCACCTTCCGGCTGTCCACCTTCACCTTGAGCACCTGTCACGCCTCCCGTATCACGACGTTGCCGCCCATCGCCAGGACCAGCGACTTGAAGAACTCGCCGGTCTCCTCGCTGGTCATCTCCTCGTCTTCCTCCTCGAGCGATGCGAAGAAGTCGCCCGGCTTATACATCGGCGTNTCCGGACCCCTGTTCGCGTTGGCCACCACCGCGGCCACGACTCCGGCTCGGTAGTCGGCCATCCGCTCCGCCTCCTGGTGGGCTTCCACCAGCACGGCGAACTCGCCCCACTCCAGGTTCCACGCTTCCCTCGGGCTCAGACGGAACAGCCGCACCGCCTGAGCCCACAGCTTCTCCGGCTCTACTTCTGGCGCGGGGCCCGAGCCTTTCGGCCCCGCGCTACCGGAGGAGGGCCGGAGCCATCCCATGCCGCCTTGATCGACCGGGCGATCTCCTCGACGTCGTCCATGTCCACCAGAGCGGCCAGCTCGTCCAGCGACAGCCGCGAGAACTCCGGGTCGTGGGCGACCATGGACCAGAGCGTGACGGCGAGCGCCTCGCCTTCGTCCACCTCGCCCTTCTCGACCTGCTTGCCCCACACGGCCGCGTGCTGGCCCGTGGCCTCCTTGATGCGCCGGAGCGTCGCCAGCGTGCGNCGGAGCTCCACCGCGCGCNCACCGATNGTCACCTTGCAGACGGCCACGGCTTACACCCCCACCGCCGCGTAGGTCGGCACGCCCGAGACCTTGATCTCGCCCGTGATGCGCTGCTTGCCCGACCCGCTCTCGGAGTTCATGTCACCACCCTGCGCCGTGATGATCCCGGCGAACGCGACATGCCAGACGCCGTCCGGATCCTCGATCTGCCAGTTGTGGAGACCCCCGTCCTGCATCGCGCCGATAATGCCGGTCCCGGCCGAGTAGCCCTGGGTGGCCGACGTGGGGTCGAGGTGCCCGCCGAAGGAGACGGAGCCGCCGTCCATGAGCGCGGCGGCCAGGAACTCCATGGCGTCCTCGGTGTCGTGGTCGGACACGTCCACGGCCGCCCGCGTGCTGGAGGGCAGCGAGATGGTGTCCAAGTAGACGACGGTGGCGAACTGCTCGGAAGATGCGCCGTCGCCGAGCTTCAGCTTGGTGCCGTGTGCCAGTTTGCGTGCCATGGTTCAGACTCCTCCCTCTCGGGCGTTGGTGTTGTCGGGCGCGAGTGCCCGGGGGTGCTTCCGCTTCACGTGCTCGTACATCTCACTCGCATCGGTCGTGTCTCGGCCGCAGGTGGCGCAGACGTAGAGGGCGATCCCATTCCAGTACCGCTTTCTCCACGGCGCCTTCGGTGGCGCGAGCGGGGCTGGCGGGGTCGGTTCGGGCGAAGGTGCCGGAGGGGGCGAGGCCACCGCGTCCAGTTCCTTCCCGACATACAGCTCCTCCAGTACGCCAAGGACCCCGATCCTTCCGATGCAGCCCGGGCCGCGTCCGCTCGCGCTCTCCTTCTCGTGGAGAGCGAAGGCCTCGCCGGGGCTCAGGTGCGCATCCGCGATCCGCTGGCGGACCTCGCGGACGGTGCCGTTGAGGATGTCGCTCATGGGGCCTCCGGCGCGGCGGTCGGATCGTCCTCGGACGTGAAGTACGTCACGTCGAACAGGATGCCGAGCGCGTGGAAGGTCTTGTCGGCCTCGGCCGCCTCGAACGAGGCGCGCCGCTCCACGATGTCCTCCGAGAGCCCGCCCAGCGTGCGGTCCAGGGCGACCTGGGTGACGACCCACACGTAGATTTCGTCCGTCTGCTCGTAGAGGGACTCCACGTCCGAGCCGCCCGCGCGGATCCCTGCCCGCACGGTCATGGTCCGCTCGACGCCGGGCGAGTGGTCGAGGCGTTCCGTGCGCTCCGAGTCGCTGGGCTCCATGCTGACGGCCAACGCGGGCAGGTCGTCGCTCGGGATGGGGCGCGACGGGTCGCGGTGAACCGTCAGGCCGGTCGGTTTGCTCGGCTCGTCCCACAGGTCCACGAGGGCCTGGAGGATCTGCTCGCGGATGGAGAGGTCGGCCATCGCTCTACGCCTCGGTGACGCAGCCCAACTCGACCAGCGCGCCCAACTGGGCGGGGCTGATATCGAGCGCGTCCTTCTTGCCGTCGGCGTCGCGGCTGAACCCCGCGCCCACGTCCGCGACCGTGATGGGGTGCAGCGTCACGTCCGTCTCGGCGGCCATGAGTTCGTTGTACGCGACGGCGAAGCCGGGCCACCCGGCCTCGGTCACGCGGTAGCCGTTGCCTTCCTTCTCGCCGTGCTCCTCGACGAGCTTGACGCGCACGGCCTCCACAGGCTCGAAGGCGGAGCGCAGCGCGCGGAGCGTGCGGTCGGCCTTGAGCGCGGCGAGCGTCGGCAGGCGGTTCGTGGGCCCGCAGAGCACGGTCATGCAGTCGAGTGCGACCTTGATTTCGCCGTTCTTCATTGTCTCCTCACGTTGCGGTGGATTCTGCGGGTCAGGCTTCCCACTACTCAGTCCCCGGAGGCGTCGCCACGCTCACGTCCTCGACGGCCACGCCGAGTGCCTTGGCCACGGCGGCGCACAGGTCCGCGTCCGTCCAGTCGTCGGCGAGTGAGCCTGACTCCAGCGGGACCATGGTGGCCGAGACGCCCTCACCCAGCGCGGTCTCGGCCCTGGCCTCGCAGTAGACGTTGGTGGCTCCGGTGCGGTACTCGATGGCGGCAGTCACGATGGTGATGGCGGTCATGGGATCTCCCTATGCGTTGGGCACGATGACGTAGCGGTATCCGGCACCTGCGCTGTCGTTCGCGGTTGCGGTCTGAAGCCCGAGGTTGGTCGTGAGCGCGCCGCCAAGCCACAGGTCCGCATCCTCGTCCAACAGAGCGAGCGTGACATCGGCGCCACCCCGTCGGCAGCGCACGCCCCAGACGTTGCCGTCTGCCGTGATGTCGGCCAGCGCGTTAGCTCCGTTGTGCTCGGTAACGTAGGTTTCAACCAACGCTCGCCCGGCGGTGCTCTTTGTGGTGTCTGCCGTTCCACCGAACACACTTAGGTTGTAGACGGTGGAGAGTGCCGCGTCCTCCGCGAACACGCGGAAGCGGAAACCACCGAGGGCGGAGTCCTGCTTTGCCCAAGCCGCATACGTGTCCGTCTCGGAGTACGTCGTCAGCCCGTGCGCGACGTCGCTGGACTTGAACGCCAGAATCTCATCGTCGGCTGCGCCCTGATTGATCGTCAGCCCGAGCGTGGCGTTGGCGTTGGCAGAATCCCCGATGTAGCAGGTGCCGTCGAACCGGCTCGCACCAGCATCCACGAACAGGGCGTAGTTACTGGCGCCTTCGGTCGGCGCGTTCTTGATGTAGAGCGTCGCCGCCGCCGTCACGGCCCCGCCCGATCCGACCGTGATGTTCGGCTCGTCGAGCGCAAGCTGCGCGACCACGGCGACCGTGTCGGTGGCCTGGGTCGTGACGCTACAGCTGATCCACGTCCCCGCAAGCTGCGCCGTGTCACCGGAAGCGCCCGTGATTGTTCCGTTGACGCGCGTCACGGCAGCGTCAGAGTCCGAGCCGCTCGACGTGCGAGCGCCGGAGATTACGAGACTATACCGACCGTCTGCGGCTTGGCCGATCGCGTGCGCCCCGGAGGAACTCGACGCGATGAATTGCCCCGTGATCCCGACGCCCCCGGCGACATAGAGCGCGTAGTTGGACGTGCCCTCGGTCGGCTGGTTCGCGATGTAGACGGTGGCGGCAAGCGTGACTGTGTCCGTGGCGCCCTTGGTGATGTCGGGCTCCGCGAAGTACGCAGAGGCGATAATGCCGATTGTCTCCGAGTTATTCTGCGTTGTGACGGTTCCGGCGGTCCTCAGGTGTGACGCATTCGCCGTCGTGCCAGCGGCAAGTGTGAGCTGGTGCTCGATGCTCAACCCACGGCAATAAATAGTAGCGACGTTGGTGAACGCGCCCGCCAGGCGTAGCGCCTGCCCCGCACCCGTTGCCGAGCCAATCGCGTGCGGCCCCGCGCCGCTCACGATCAGATTCCCCGCCACCGTCGCCGTGGTCGCCGTCAGCGAGAGTTGCTTCGCGCCCCCGGCGTACAGGTCCAGCACGTTGGCCGAGCTTTCCGTGATGTAGGTGTCGCCGGTTGCGGCTACGCCGTCGAAGTAATGCTTGGAGGTGGCGGCTTGGGCGACGTTGCCGGCGGACGTGATCCGCAGGTACTCGACGGTGTTGGTGGAACCCGTACCATTGTTGACATAAAACCGCATGTACCCAGCAGTATTCCCGTCCGTCGCGTTCTCCTTGACCGCGTAAAACGACCCAAAATAGGCAAGCGATCCGCCGCTGTTATACTTACCCCTGAACCAGAACTGGCCCCCAACATTCGTTGCATAGCTGCGCGAGTCTGTCAGAAACAGGTTCGCCATTATGCTATTGTCCACAAGAATCTCGCACGCCGCACCTGGCGCGCCCGTGCCCCCGATGTTGACCGTCGTGAACGCCCCCGCAGCCGGGGTGGTGGCGCCGACCGTTCCATTGAGCGCACCGGAGAAGCCGGTGGCGGTCAGGATGCCGGTGGACGGGTTGAAGCTCAGCTTCGTGGTGCTGACCTTCGCCGCGTAGTTGCCGCCCGCCGTGGCCGTCCAGAGCGGGTACATCGTGGCGTTCGTGGTCGTGTCGTCCGCGTTATTCACGGGGACGGTGATCGCGGCGCTCCCGTCGAAGTTCACGCCGTTGATGGCGCGGGGCGTGGCGAGGGCGGTGGCGGTGGAGGCGTTGCCGGACAGCGCACCCGCGAACCCCGTGGCCGTCAGCACGCCCGTCGTGGCGTTGTACGTCAGGCCCGCGTCGGTCTTCGCGGCGAGCGAACCCGTGGCGGCCTCGAACAGCGCGACCGAGCAGGTGGCGGACGTGGTGTCCGCGACGGTGACGGTGGAGGCGAGGGTGGCGGTTCCTGCGGACGTGGCGGACGTGGCGGTGGCCGCGTTGCCCGAGATGTCCATGGCCTGCGCGCTGCCCCACGTCGGCTGGCCGTTGATTGTCGAGCCCGCGAACGAGTAGACGCCGGCCGCGAAGGTGCCCGCCGTGACCTGGCTCGCCGGGTGCGAATGCGCCGACGGCGCGAACGTGCTCGGCACCCCCGTCAGATCGCCCCACGCCACGCCGCTGACCCGCTGCCAGGCCGCACCGTCCGACCTGACGTAGCCCCCGGCGGCACCGAACCCCGTGAGATCGCTCAGGGGGTGCGTGTGGGCCGCAGGCGTGAACGTCGAGGGCACGCCCGTGAGGTCTGCCCAGGCGACGCCGGAGGCCCGCACCCAGGCGTTGCCGTCGGAGCGGAGGTACCCGCCCGCCGCGCCGAAGCCGGTGAGCTGGGCGATCCCGATGGAGAGCGCCGCCTGGTGGGCGGTGACGGCGGCCTGAGCGACGGTCGCGATGTAGGCCGAGCCCGCCCATGTGGAGAGCGCGGTGTTCTCGACGTTGCCGAGTCCGACCTGCGCCTTCGTGACCGCGTGCGGATTGGAGAGGTTCGCCAGGTGCGCGTTCATCTCCGCCTGCGTGGCGATGTCAGTCCACCCCGCCGCGGTTGCGCTCGAAGCAACGAGTGCCTGACCAGCGGTTGGGGCGGTCGCGGAGATAGCCACCCCACGGATGCGCGTGACGTTGGTGCCGCGGGCCACCACGACCGTCGCGCCGCTGCTCACCACGAAGACCTTGGGCATGGTCAGCTCCCCACCTCGGGCAGCACACTCACCCGCTTGTTGTAGATCAGCGCGCCTTCGAGCAGCCGGTAGGCCCGGTCCTCGTCACCGCCGGGATAGATCAGCACCTCGACGACCCCGGGCGAGCCGTCGGACGGGAACGCGAGCCCGATGGTCTCCTGTACCGGGAGCGAGTAGGCGATAGCCCCGGTCTCCGGCGTCACCTCCGTGGTGCCGTCCAGCCCGTCGTCCGCCGGCCCGAGTTGGGCCAACACGGTCCCGCCGATCTCGTCTCGGATCGTGATGTAGGCGAGCGTCCCGGCCTCGAAGGGCTCGGGGTCGCCCGTCTCGTCCGTCGCTTCGTCCGTGAGATGCAGGAGCGTGTCCTCCCAGAGCGTCCCCTCCTCCATCTCCATGTCGAGGGTGCCAGCGTTGCCCTTGAGTAGCGCCATGGTCAGGCCCCCCGGTGCTTGCGGTTGCGGCGGTCACGAGAGCCGAGGACGATGGCGGTGTAGTAGGCGCCCTCCTCCTCGGTCTCAAAGAAGTCGTTGACCTGGAGGGCCTCACCACCGACCGTGATCGAGCCGTGCTTCGTCAGCGCGGGCAGAATGCCGCGGGCGACGTGCACCACGTCGGCGGTGCCCATGACGCGCGGATCCTCGCCGGCGTAGAACGCGGCAGACTCCCGGTGTCCGTAGGTCGTGACGCCGCCGTAGATGACGGCCACGCCGTCGGTCAGGCGGAACATCGTCTCGATCTCGGCCGGGGTCTGGATGCTCACGTCAGCCTCCGGCGAGCAGCGCGTCGCGCGCCGCCTCCGCGGCCTTCAGCCCGTTCTTCTTCGCCACGACCACGCCGTCCGCCACGATCTCGTACCAGCGCGAGGTTCCGCGCCGCCGGATCTCCACCAGCGGGATGTGGGGCACGGGCCGGACCGGCTCCGGCGCGGCCACGACGGGCTTCGGGGGCGCGGGTGCGCGCAAGGGCGCCGGCCGCTCGGCTTCCACGACGCGGCCGTGCAGGATGAGAGAGCGCGCGACCCGGCCCGGGAAGCTCGTCACCGTGCCGGGGCCGTAGCCGTGGCCGCCGTAGCGGAACCCGACCAGAACCTTGACCGTGCGGGCGGCGTCATCCGTCGCCCCTCCCCGGAGCGTCATCTCGTTCATCCCACCCTCTCCCGCAGCATGGTGCTGCTGACTTCTGGCGTGTACGGCAGCGACACCCAGCGGATGCCGAGCCGGTCGAGTGTCTCTTGGCCCTCGCGCAGCTTCGCCCAGTCGTCGCCGTGCACGAGGATGTCCGGCCTGAACCGCTCGAGGTTGGCCGTCGGATCCGTCGTGGCCTGGGGCGCCACCACGTCCACCCAGTGGAGACGCTCCAGGTTGCGGATGCGGAACTCCTGGCTCCCCCACGGCATGAGGCCCTTGTAGGCGTTGACCCCGGCGTCAGACACGACACCGACGATCAGCACGTCACAGAGCGCCCGGGCCCGCCACAGGAGCCGGAGGTGGCCGACGTGAAGGAGATCCCACACTCCGGGCACGTAGGCGATCACGGGGGGGCGCATGGTGTTCATCGGCGAGCCCACCAGATGGAGTCGGGCCCGCGCTGGACGGGGGCGAGCAGCTCACGCGCCGCCCGCTCCACGCCGGGCCAGTGGAAGTCGTGGCCGGAGATGATGCCGCCCGGCTTGACGAGCGGGAGATACGCCCCGATGTCGCCGCGGCACCCCTCGTAGGAGTGGTCCGCGTCGATAAACACGAGGTCGAAGTCGGCCCCGCATTCGGCAAGTAGGACGGCCGCAGCCTCGCGGCTGTCCATCCGCATCACCCGCACCTGGCCGGCATCGATCTGGTCGCCCAGGTAGGCCAGGAACGTCCTGTAGGCCGCCTCGGGGTCCGGGTAGAGCTTCGCCTGCTCCACGTCGCCGGGGGTGCCCGCCCAGGTGTCCACGGCGTAGAGCGCGCCGTCGGGGCAGCGGGACAGCAGCGCCACCGTGGAGCGGCCCATCCAGGTGCCGACCTCGACGATGCGGTGCGCCTCCGCCCCGCGGTCGGCAAGCCAGCCCAGTTCGCGGACGCCCATCCAGCCCGGGNGATACGGCCCGAACGCCCTATGCATCGGACTCCTCCGTAGACCAGGGCGTCGCGTTCTTCGGGCCCCAGGCCCAGTCCCACGGCGTCACCGGCGTGCGCCAGTCGAGCCCGTACTTCGTCACGAGGAAGCGCACGGGGTCGTCGGGGGCCAGGAACGTCTCGCCCAGGAACGAGACCGGGGCGAGCGAGAACGGCGGGTAGGTGTAGCGGATGGGCGTGTCCTTCAGCCACGCAGCGTGGAAGCGCGTGAGCCTCTCGCCGATGTAGTAGAAGAACACGTCCAGCTTGATCCCGTGGCGCTTGAACGAGAGCTGGAACCCGCGCTCAGGCGTGCCGTAGGACTTCCACGGCGCGAAGCCGGCCGAGGTCATCGCGTCGGTCATCGCCTCCACGTCGAGATCCTCGATGAAGCACCCGAGATCGACGTCGAGATCGTGGCCGATGAAGCCGCCCTCCCGGATGCAGCCGAGCAGCGTGCCGTCCACGAGGAACGGGCGGGCGCCACAGGACACCAGCGCGTCGCGGGCGTCCACGAGGTTGGCGAGGGCGTACTCGGCGTTCATGCGGTGCGGAGCTCCAGGTTGGGCGCGTAGAGCCGCCACCCGCGCAGGTCCACCTTCGCGAACTTGTACTCTCCCTGGCTCCGGGTGAGGCCCGCGCTGTAGTTCTCCAGCCAGCCGCCGGTCGCCTTCCCCGAGTGCGCGTCCTCCATGAACATCGTCATGGTGTCGCGGAGGGCGATCTTGTCCGGCGCCTTCGCGTTGACGGNGATGACCGTGTGCGGCCGGGCCGCCTTCACCTGCGTGAGGTTCAGCCGGTCGGGCCGCCGGGGGTCGAAGATCAGCTTCTCCCACCGGCCACCGTTGCCGATCTGCTCGTAGTGCACGTGGTCGCGGAGCAGCACGCGCGGGCGGTGTGGGTGGACCCACACCCGGCCGTGGTCCGTCACGATACCGGCGGCGTCGATCTTGATGTGGTCCCACACCACCGGGACAGCGAACGTCGCGGAGTGGAGCTTCTGGCGGGGATCGAGAAGAGCGGGGACCGCCCGCTCCAGGACGGCGCGGAATCCGGGGCCGAGGATGAAGTCGGCGTCGTGCAGAACCGTGATCGCGTTCCTGCTCGCCTTGATCGTGTCGTTGCGGATGTCTGCGAACGAGTAGGAGGCCGACAGGTCGCGGGCCTCCCGCCAGGTCGTGAGCGTGATGCCGTGCTCCGCCAGGACGGGCCGCATCTCGGCAAGCACGTCCGGCGTGTGATCCCGGCTCCGGTGGTCCACCACCACCCACTCGTCGAACAGGTCGACGAGGGGTAGGCTCGACGTGAGCAGGCGCCGGATCGCGTCGGCCTCGTCGAACGTGTGGACACAGAAGGAGACCTTCGGCTGGGGCTCCGCGGCCTTGCGCTCGGGCGGTCGGTCGGTGGCGCGCACCTTGCCGCGCCCCCCGGCGTTGTCGCGCGACGGCGCGCGCCAGTTGGGGCCGTAGCGGTGCTCACAGAACCACTCGGGATCAGCCGGCGCGGGCAGGGTGAGCCCCTCCCACTTCACCGTGGTGAGCGGGAAGAGCCGGTCCTCGGGGAACTCCCGGCCCTTGGACTGGTCGCACGGCACGTACTCGTTCCGGGCGTAGTCGCCGTTGGTCTTGCGGTGCCAGAAGAACAGGTCCACCGGCGTGCGGTTGCGCGCCGAGAGGTAGACCTTCGCCCGGTCGCCGCCGCCGAACATCCGGCCCGTGCGGCGCAGCGACGCGAGCAGGTATCCGTCGCGCTCGATCTGCTCGGCGAGCTGCAGCACGTCGCCGTGGTACTCGCCGAGCACGCCCAGGTCAGCGTCGCTGTCCCACGGGATCAGCCGTCCGTCCCGGACCGCACCGAGCAGGGTGCCGTAGTCCGCCCACCAGACGATCCCGGCGCGCGTGAGCAGGTCGCCCACGTAGCGGACCACCTCGACGATGTGGCCCCGACAGCATGCCGGCGTCTCGTGGAGCGGGTCCTGGATCACCGCGCAGCGCAGCGTGTCCCGGGTGCAGAACCCGGACGGCGCAACCTCGACCGCCCGGTTGGTGCCCATGAGGACCTCCGCCTCCGCCACGGACGCCTCAAACACGCGGCCGGGCCGGATGGCCTGGCCGTGGTGTCGGAATCCCATGAGCGCCTTGAGCGTCGGCATCGTCCTAATGAGCGAGGGTTGAAGGGTTGAGGGTGTGCGGTGGGGTGGGGGCGCGCACCGCCCCCCCCCCCCCCCCCGGGTGGCCGGGGTTAAACCACAAAGGCCGGGGGGGCCGCATCCCCTGGCCCGCTTTCCGGGGGGCCTCCGCCATAACGGGGGGGGTTTCTGGGGTTGGGGGTGGGGGGGGGGGGGGGGCCCCCACCCCCCCCACCCCCGCCGCGTGATGGCCTGCGTTACGACACGTAGGCCGGGGTGAGCGCGTCCTGGATCGCCGCGAAGCTCTCCGGGTGCCGGATCGCCACGCCCACGATCTGGTGCGACGTGAGCTCGATGAGCCCCTGCTTCTTCTTGGAGTAGGGGTCCACGATGAGCTCGAACGCGCCCCAGTAGCCGACGATGAGCTGGCTCCAGACGCCGAAGA